GCCTCAGCCCACCGGCGCCGCGAGTGATAATCGTGCAGCTCGGCAGGCCACGACGAGGGGTGGCAGCCCGCCATCATTGATTTCTCCTGGCCGTCCGGTTCGTCCCAGGCTTCGGCGTGGTAGTTGCGGTACCACTCCGGCGGCTCAATCCGCTGCGGAGCCTTCCCCCGCCACTTAGCCATCGTCGTCCCCCGCTGGTGCGCTGACCGGCGTTCTCATCACCGCGCCGTACAGCTCAAGCCACCGCGCCGGGTCGCTCCCGTACGCCTCATCGAGCCACTGCACCAGCGGGAACCCGGGGTCGAATATCTCCGCGGGCAGCTCCACCGCCCGCGGCCGCCGCCACCTAGCCACCGCGCTGCGCCCACCACCGCGCCTGCGCCGCCGCCACCTGCTGCGGCGAGCGGCGCCGTCCCGCGTCCTCGCCCGGGAACGGCAGCGCCAGGCTGCGCATCATCTGATCGAGCAGCCGCTGCTGGTCGGCCGCAGCGGCGAGCGCCGGATGCGCTTTCAACTGGCCCATGCTGCCCTCCACCATCAGGTCATCGGCACCGAGCAGTTCCGCATCCAGCCGGGCCAGCACATCCAGCGTCCGGCAGCACCGCGCCAGCGTTGCCTCCTCAGCCGGGGACAGCTCATAGACCGCAACCACCCTGCGCCAGAATGCCCGCCCCTCAGCGCCAAGGCTTTCCGGCGGCCTCGGCCGCCTCCCGCGAGTCATGTCACTCATTGTGAACTACCGGTCAAGAATTGGGGCTTTCGCATGCTCAAGATCATTTTGCCTGGACTCCGGGCGTCGCGGCGTGGCTACGGTCAGAAAACGAGCGATTACCCTACGCGAGACTTCGCAGGTCAGCGCGTTGCGCGCGGCAGCGCCAGCGATGGTCAAGGCGGCAGCGGTCGCCAGCCGAGTCCCAGCGATGGTCACTGACCGTCACCGATTTCCCGGAGTGCCTACGCGGGCCGCCGTCGAACGCGACCGGGACTGCCGTCCTATGCGACCGCCCTATGCGCTGGTCACCGTCCATGCGTCCGGGCCGTCAAACTGAGCGTCCTGATCGGCGACGTCGCCGCGCAGCTCGGTGAGCACCTGGCCGGGCAGCGACAGCGAGGGTACTGGCTGATGGTCGCCGCATGGACGGTCAGGACCGTCCCGCCACCTGACCGGACATGCTTTCGCTGGGCACCGCGGCAAGCTCTGCATGCGCCCATCATGCGCGAAGTCTGGGTGGTATGCGTGTCGGTGTACGCGTACACCGTCGCCCGCCTGGTGGCGTGGCCAGCGCCGAGGCGAGCACGCGGTCGGGCTGATCCAGGTCGTGACCACCACAATCCCGATCGCCGCCGCCATCGCGGTACCTGACCGGGCAACCGCGATGGACGCAGCGCCACACGGTACCGTGTGGCGTCACAGCGCCAGCGGCAGGCATGGCTGTCCTTTCAGCAGGCGCAGCTCGGTCTCGATGCCGCCGGTGAGCCAGTCCCGCGGGCGCCAGACAGCCCAGTCGGCGCCGGCGGCCCTGAGCGCGGCGCCGGTCGCGCGCTGCTCGGGTGACAGCTGCCCGGTCTGGCTTTTGAGCTCGCGGTAGATGACGCGGGTGCCGATGATGAGGCTGTCAGGGAAGCCTGGCGCCATCCCGCGGCTGTGCCTGACGTGGTAATGCAGCAGGCCGAGCACCTTGCAGAGGTCGGCGACGACCTGCTGCAGTTCCCGTTCGGGCATCCGCGCGGCATAGTCGAGGCGCCTGGACGCCGCTGGCGCGATCATGGCGCGCCCCTAACTGACCGTTCGTTTGGTTGCCGACTGGCACTTGGCACCGGGACGCATCGCGCATCAGAACAAGGAATGGCCCGGGCCGTCGTGCTCGCGTAGCGAGTGCGACGGAGTTACCTGTCTTCACCGTCTTCGGATCCCGTCTTCAGTCCTTAACCTGCCGCTGACCGACCGTCGGTAAGCGGTATGTCGGTGCGGCCTGCGGGAACGTTCGTTTGCGCAGATGGGACCGACTTACCGGTTCCGGTAGGTCGGTTGGCCTTCGCGGCGTCGATCAATGCGGGGGCGTCCCCGGCGCTGATGGGCTGGTCGAAGAGATACAACTTGGTCGTCCAGGTGCCGTCTTCGCGCGCGCGCCGTACTCGGTGCAGGTACCCGGCGTTGACCAGCTCGGCGAACGCCGCGGCGATGGTGCGGCGTCCTTCGCCGCCTGGCCGGTGCTGCCGTCCGTCCTCCCACAGCTCCTCGGCGGTCGCCTGCCAGTCAGCGGGCCGGCTCAGCAACTCGGCGAGGATGCCGCGGGCGCAGAAGGACAGCCGCTCATCGCGGACCGTGGCGTTGGGGATGGCGACAAACCGGCCGTTCTGCGACGGCTGCGATCGAATGATCCGCATGGCTCATCCCGGAGGCGGCAACGGGCCGGTGAGCCTGCCGGGCGTTATCATGCAAGCGTCGGCGCTGGTTGGTGAGCCACGCTTTCCGGGACCCGGGCCCTTGGCCCGGGTTTCGTCATTCACTGCCCGCCTCGGGGTGCAGGAGCATGCGCAGCCGCGCCAGGCGCTGCTCGCTCAGCGGCGGCGCGGACTGGATGAGCCTGCGGAGCATCTGCTCGGCGCGGGCGGTCCGCAGCTCGGCGCGGGCTTCTTCGATCAGGTCGGCGTCGCCCTTGCGGATGGCGACGCCGAGCTCGTTGCGGGCTTGCTGTGCCGGTGAAAGTGACACCGCGTCCGTCCCTCGAATACCTAGGACGGACGCGGTGTCATGGGCGCGCCGTTCGCAGATCGACCCGGGCGGTGCCCGGGGACGTCCCTAAGCCTAATGGCTAGGTGGCTGGTGGCGGGTTGATATCGAGGGCGTGTCCTGGCCTGCTGGCGGCCAGCTCCAGCAGCGCGCGGAAGCTGTCGTCACCCGGGCGCGGGGCGAACCCGCAGTGCGGGCAGTAAAGATCCAGCGTCGAATGAGGAAGGCGCGGCGAGGCCCCGACGGGCCCCTCGTACACCTTGACGCGGCGGCCGACGCCGCGGTGACCGCAATACAGGGTGACGTTCACGGGCGCCACACGATATCGACGGTGTCCTCGATGTGCCACCAGTACCCGGCTTCGCGCCAGTCCTTGCGCCGCGGGATGCCGCGGACGGGTTTGACGTTGATGTACTCGATTAGCTCCTTCACCACGGCGCGCTTCCTGGTGATCGGAAGGCTGGCCCACAGCGCGGCGGGGTCGTCCGCGGTGGCGAACCCGTCGAGCGCGGTACTGCGATAGGCGCTGTTCAGCTTGTCCTCGGTCTCCTTGATCTGCGCGAGCAGCGGGGCCGACGCGGCGGTCATCTGCTGGGCGTCGATCTGCCCGGCGCCGAACAGGCCGCCCAGCTCGTCGAGGCGGGCGCGCAGGGCGGTGCGCTGGCCGGTCAGCTCCTCCATGTTGACGGTCGGCTTCACCAGCGCCGCCGATGCGTCCGGCTGCGACAGGCGCCCGATGATGGCCGCCTCCACCAGGGCGTTGAGCCGGTAGGCGTCGCGGGTCACGTGGCCGCCCTGCATCCCCCGCAGGTTAGGCCGGCACGTGTAGCCGCGGCTCGTGTAGCCGCGGCTCTTCGTCCTGTTGATAGGTGACACGCTGAACCGCATCCCCCCGCACACGGCGCAGCGCAGTGAGCCGCTCAGCAGCCACCGGGGTTCCGGACCGGGGGTCAGCGTGCGCCCCTTGTCCTCCAGCAGAGCCTTGACCGCGCGCCACTCGTCCTCGGAGACGATCGGTTCCCAGTTGCCGCGTCCGACCACCTGCCGGCCGCGGCCGTCGTATTCGTCGTGGTCGATGAGCGCGGCGTTGGTCGCCCTGGTGAGCACCCGGCGGATCGTGGAGTTGTACCAGTGGTGGCCGCCGCCGCGGGCAGCCTCTTGTGGTGTCCGCAGCCCGCGGGCGTTCCACTCCCGGGCCAGCGCGCTGATGCCAGACTGTGCCCTCCGGTCGGTGGCGGCGGTCCCGTTCAGCAGCATCGTGCAGGCGTCGCGGATGGCCGCTGCCTCCTCGGGCACTTGCTCGATGCCGCCGGGGACGTTCTGGTTCCTGCGGTACCCGAACGGGCGCGGGCCGCCCTGCCACTGCCCCAGCTGGCGGACTTGCCTCTTGGCTGCCTTCTGCCGCTCGATCATGTGCTCCACCTCGAAGCGGGCGATGTTGCCGAGGGTGCGGGCGATCATGCGCCCGGTGGGGGTGGCGAGGTCGATCAGGCCGGCCTTGACGGTGCGCGTCTCAACGCTGCGCGGTTCCACCGCGGCGATGTAGGCCTCCAGCTCCACCGGGGAACGGTGCAGCCGGTCGGTGTGCCAGACGAGCACCGCGTCGACGGCGCCGGCCTTGATGTCCTCCAGGAGGCGCATGTAGGCGGGGCGCCGCTTGCCCGAGTAGGCGCTGATGTCGTTGTCAACGTAGGGCTTCCCGGCGATCTCCCAGCCGAGCCGGCCGGCGAGATCCCGGCAGTCGTCCTCCTGGCGCCGGACGCCGAGCCCGGCGCCTTCCTTGCCTTCCTTGTCCCTGCTGATGCGGCAGTAGATGGCCGCGCGCTTGGTGCCGTTATCGCTGGTCACAGGCTGTCTCCTTGGGCTGGTGAGCCATCACCCCCAAGGGTATATGCAAATAAGGTTTATGACCAGGTGGACGCGCAGTTGTGGTTCATCGACGGCAACCACGAAGATTTCACGCTGCTGGACGCTGCGGCCGGCGCCATGGGCGGCGACGGCCGGGTCCA